CCGCCCCTTCGGGGGCACAAGGATTTAGGCCACAAGCCGGATAGCGCGCCCCGGATCCTCCGCTGTGGACAAGAGAACAGTCAGCCACTACCGCCTCAGCGAGCTGCGATTGCAGGGGCACACCTATCTACTCCAGCCATGCTCACCGCCACTCTCCTGGTGATCTGGAAGCTGTTCCTACCGCTGCTGCTTGTGGTCGCAGTGATCGACTGGCTGACCGCCAGCGACGATCGCCGCGTCCGCATCCTGCGGCGTACTGGCCTCACACAGCAGCAGATCGCTGATCGCCTCAACCTGTCCCGCTACCGCGTCCGCAAGGCGCTCGCATCATGATCAACCACATCAACAACGCCATCTGCTGCCTGATCGCCGCGAGCGTGTTCGCCATGATCGGCATCGAGTCCGGTGCCCACCACCAGCCCACCCACTCCGGCACGCAGCAGGTGGTGCGGCATGACTGAGCGCCGCTACTACTTCCAGATTCCTAGCGCGAACGTGATCGACTGCGTGATGGCTGTCAGTATCACGGACGCCAAAGCAAAAGTGTTTGAGGAATACGGCCATCAATGGCCTGATCTCGAATGGATCAACACTGATACCGTCACCGAATCGATCACCTATGGCTGATGTAAAAGGCGCCCTTTTTCAATGGCGCAATGATGAACACGATGGCGGCTGCTATGGCGAAGGCATCAGCCGGCCAGCAGCCAAGGCACGCACGCGTCAGTTCCGGTTGATCGTCTATCCACAAGGCGCACGTCCGATGACGTGGATCACACGTGCTGAGAGCAAGAGCCACGCAGTTCGGTATGCACAGAACCGCTGGCCGGGCGCCACGGTGGAGGTGGCATGATGATGCGTCACCTGCTGACTGCCGCGCTGCTGCTGGCTGCCATGCCAGCCCACTCGCGCTCGGTGACTGCCACGGTCTACGACGGCTGGTACCACGGGCGCACCACATATTGCGGCGGCACCTACGAGCACTGGGGCATCAGCGCCGCACATCCATGGTTGCCCTGCGGCACGCCGGTGCGCGTCAGCCACCGCGGCCGCGTGCTCACGGTGCGCGTCACTGACCGATGTGACTGCTCCAGCCTGGACCTGAGCGCCGGTGCTGCACATCGCCTTGGTGTGCCGCTGGATGGCATTGCCACCGTTCACATTTCTCACCCATGACTGATTACAAAGCAACGCCGGAGCGATGGCAGAACATTGAAAATGCCGTTGAGATAGCTAGTCGGTCCATTCAATGGGTTGTCAGCGATGAAGCCGCCTGCCTCCTCGAACTCCGCGCCAGGGTCGAAGCGCTGGAGGCCGCGCAGCAGCAGCCTGAGCCGATTGACGAGGAAGAGAACGATCGCCGGTTTCATGCGTGCATGGACCTGATCAAGAACGCCACGCCGGAGCAGATCCGTGCGGCGGCCGGGCTGCCCAAGCGCAGTTCGCTGGTGGAGCGGGTGGCCAGCGCCATCCATCCCGACCGCTGCGCAGACCCGAACCTGTACCTGCACGAAGCCCGCGCCGCGATCCGCGAAGTGCTGTCCTACCTGTGCGAACACGAGCTGATCGGCAACTATGCCCGGCAGCAGATCGAGCAGGAGGTGGCGCTTTGAGCGACATTCGCCACCGCATCGAGCAGCTGCTCAGCGACACCAGCGCCTTCACCGCTGGTCAGACTGAGGAGCGCCAGCGCATCCGCCAGCTGATCGACATCCGCATCGATCAGCTCTGCGGCACCGTTGGGATCCGCAACCGCCAGCAGCTCTGCGCTGAGCTGCTCCGCATCCGACAACACCTCGAACCATGAACGCCCATCAGCTCGATCAGCAGCGCGCCGACATGATGGACGCGCTCTATGAAAGCAGCGGCCGCACCTGCGGCACCTACACCGGCCTGTGGCAGGAGTTCTGCGGCGACATCGCCGCCAACTTCCGCGACACGTCCTACCCCGAGCTGCTTGCCCGTGTGGTGCGCGCCATGGATGCCACCGAGTCGGTGATGACGCAGAAGCAGGCGCAGCAGGCGATCGAGGTCTGCCGCCAGCAGCTGCTGGGAGACAAGTGGCGATGAGCCGGCCATTTAAGGCTGGCGAGGAGAACATCGCTGCGATCCTGACGCCGGAGCTGGTGCGCAAGCTGCGCCAGCTTCAGCGCGAGGGGTGGAGCTACCGCCAGCTGGCGGCTGAATTTGATGTAGACGAGAAACACGCATGGCGCATCTGCAAACGCATCGCATGGGGATGGCTTGATGACTGATCAGATCAACCCGGATCACTACCGGCAAGGTGGCATTGAGTGCATCGATGCGATCGAGGCTGCGCTGACGCCCGAGGAGTTCCGCGGATACTGCAAGGGCAACATCATCAAGTACACCTGGCGCGAGCGCCACAAGGGGGAGGCGGTGTCGCTGGCCAAGGCGCAGTGGTATCTCCGCCGCCTGCTCGGCAAACTGGAGGGATGATGCACCTGCCCGGCCTCAACCTGCTCGAGCGCGCTGCGCTGTGGATGCTGGTGCGCAGTCCCCGCACCAGTCTGGTGGCAGTGAAAGAGCTGCACTGGCCGACCGTGTTTGTGGCGGCCAACCCGGCCGATCCGGTGGCGGCACACGTCACCTGCGGTGAGCCCGAGCCGGCCAGCATGACGCTCGAGCGTCTCTTCCACCTGCCGAGCTACGGGGAGAAGGAGTGATCAGCCTGCACGCCGGCCGCCTGCTGCTGGTGTGCAGCCGCTTCGATCGGAACTGGCACGCGCGCATCGTGCTGGGCCCAAAGCCCGAGCTGCAGATCGAGGCTGATACCGGCACGGTGCAGCTGCAGGAAGCGCTGCTGCGGGCGCAGTCGATCTATCGCGCAGCGGTCACCAACCTGCGGCCACCTGATAGCCCGCGCATGTGTTGGGATTGCAAATACTGGGAGATGCGGCATCAGCGGTGCGGGTACGAGTTGCCAGAATCAAAGAGAAGCGGCGGTCGTTATGCGGCCAGGTGTGATCTGTATGTTCGGCCCTGAGGTGATCAGCCGCACCGAACGTGATGGCGGCTGCATTGAGACGATCATGCCCGTGAAGGGTGAGGTGTATTACCGCAGCTGTGTCGGCGGCACCTGCCGTTATTCGAGCGATCTGTGGCAGGCCGAGCTGTATCTGGACCATCTGCTCGGCCGCTGATGCTTCACGACGTGCTGATCCTGATGCTCGAGTACTGGGCGACCTGCCTGATTGCGCTGTGGGTGTGCAGCAAGATCTTGCCGTAGCCTCAGCAGGTTCCCGCTCTGCCTCGGCATCGGGCTGTGCAATGGGTTGGCAGGTGGCCGGTCCTCACGCGGTGCCGGCCTCGCCGCAGCCTGCCGCTGCGGTACCGCCTAGATCCTCGAGAAAGGTCTAGGCCGCAAGATTAGCGCCGCTGGTGAGCCACTGCACGATTGCCCACTCGCCGAGTGCTGACCAGAATGGCTGCTGGCGGTACCAGTCCACCCAAGGCTTGTGCCCCTTGGAGCAGTTGCAGCCCATGCAGCAGGCGACCATGTTGCTGGGCACCGTGAGCCCGCCGTGCGCCTTGGGGATGACGTGATCGAGCGTCGGGCTGCGATCCAGATCCGCGCCGCAATAGGCGCAGCGGTAGTTCCAGGCAAGGAGGGTCTGATCACGCGCTGATCGCCGGGTGATCAGGCGCGTCTCTTCAATGCGGTGTCGATCCACAGAGATCCGGCGGCAGGGGGACAGCGTTCACCTCGACGTCGATGATGTCTTCATCGGACGGGATGAACTCGGCCATGCGTGAGTAGATCTCCGCTGGCAGATCGTCGGGGTCGGTGTTGGATCTGATGATGAGCTTGGCGGTGATTTCTAGGTAGAACGCCCGCATGGGCTGACCGCCGCTGGTGTCACGGTAGCGAGCGCAACAGGATCAGGGAGTGCGAAGCATTGTGAACGGCCTGCACTGAATTGGCATGATGCACTGTCTGCGGTGTACGATTAATTTATTGGGAGCACGGCTCTCACCGCCCTCTAACCATGAGCCTCGCTGATCTCTTTACCGCTCAACTCGATGAGCTTGCCGCAGCAGAAGCTGCTCGCGAAGCCCGGATCCTGCAACGGATCCAACGATGCAAGGCAATGGCCGTTGAGCTGAACGAT